TAGCTTCCCAGAGCGTTACGCCGCTCCAGTTGCGCATGTTATCGCTGGAATCGATATCCTGCTCTATTGCCTCGAGTGCGAGTTGTGTCCCGCCGAAATCGTCCCGGAGTGTAAACATAGCCTCGCCGTCAAATGCGAGGTAATACGTCGCGTCCGCGAGCGTCACTTTTGCCGTTTTCATGCCTTTACCCTCCAATTACCAAAGCGGGAGGCGAGCCGTTCTCGCTCGCCTCCCGTCCGTGCTGATATTAGCCTCCCACTTTGCCGAGCTTGGTATCGCACCACGCGATACACTCGCTTTCCGTCGTGAACTCTTTCGTGATGCGCCATGCGCCAGAGTTGCAACGGAACACGGTAAAGGTCGTCGCGCTCGTGCCGAACGTGATAGAGGAGCCCTTTGTCGCCGCGCTGTCGTTGCCGAGAATGGCCTTGACAAGCGGATGAAACACGCCCTTGAAATAGCGGACTCCGCCGCGAATAATGACCTTGTAATAGCAAAGGCCACCGCGAGGAGCTACGTCTCCGTCGGAGTCCGTGACCTCGCTCGACTGCGTATCCTTGGTCGCGCCGTGAATAGCGGCGTGTACCTCGTCCGTCTTGTCGTCCGTTTCCAGCGCAAGAGAGCCGGAGGCGAACATATCGACCTTTTCGGCGAGCGCGTCGTCGGCGTATAGCTCGCCGGATGCGTTCGTAACGGTGAGGTCAGCCTTGACGAGCTTACCCACGGTTACGACTTTCTCGTAATCGTAGGTAGGGAGCGCGCCGTCCGGCGTGGTTTTCGTCGGGGCGAAGATAGGACGCTTTGCGCCAAACTGTGCCATAATAAAACCTCCTAAAAGTTTTTCGATTTGAGAAAGTCGTCGTACACTCGAGCCGCCGCGTCTATTGCCCGGTCTGCCGCTTTCTCGTTTGCTGTTTGGATGAATGGGCGGGCGGGCTGTCCGTGTTTTCCGAACTCGTCCACGAAAGCGACCTCGGCGGCGCGGCGCTTGTTGCCGTGTCGCCGAGTGCCTTTCGGGTAAACGTAGATTGCTCGCCCGTCCGCTGTTTTCTTGAGTTTTTTATCGTAGGAAATGCTTTGCGCTGTCTCGCCGGTGCTGTACTCGCCGGAGAGCATAGCGCGCGCCTCGGCCTCCTGCGCCGGGGCGATAACTTCTGCCTCCGCGACGAGCATTTCGAGGACTACCTCGTCCGGGAGTTCTGCGATAGCGTCGAAGCCGCCGACGAGCTCCTCGAGCCCGCTCGTGGATAGATTAGCCATCGTCAACGCCTCCCGCGATTTCGCACTCAAAGGCGTAATGCTGTCCGTTTTTATCGGAGGCCGGAGTCACCGTCGGGCGGGTAAAGCCCGCCGCCACGAGCCGCCGAGAGATTTCCCGCCGGTATGTGCGGGTATTCTTCTCGAGCGGCGCGTATAGGTGGACTTGCACGAGATAGCGGTAATGTGCCGCGTCGTCGTCTGCGAAGTCCGCCGGGAGTTCTGTATAGTTGAAAACGATATACTCGGTCGCCGCGCCTTTATACACGCCGTCAGCGGTAGGGAGGAGGCTATCGAGCGTACCCACTAAAAGAGCGTTTACGTTCATTCGCTCGCCTCCCTAAACTCGGAGCAATTAAGCTCGTAGTATTCCCGCGCCTCCGTGTATGCGCGCTCGACCTTGTACTCTTTGCCCTCATAGGAGAGCCGCTCTTGACCGTCATAGTCAGCGGTGCGGAGCTTTACCGTCAGCGCGAGCGAGATACCCGCTTGTCGAGCGGCGTAGAACTCGCTCCGCTTGGTAGAGGACACGTCGGCGAAAACGGTCGTCTCCGTGATTGTCTCTTTCGGAAAACCGTCCGCGTCGCGTCCCTCCGTAACGGCTTTGAGCGTCACAACGTCGCGCCAGTACATGAGCTATCCCCCCTCCGCCGCGATATAGGAGTCCGATAGCGAGAGGCCGTTTCTCTGCTCTTTATACGAGGCGCGGAGCCTGTCCGCGTCCTCGTTGTCGAGCCCAAACTCCGCCTTGACGTAGGTCGTCACCGCCTTTTTGATAAGCGGGTCGGTTTCGTCGTTCGCTTTTGCCTCAAGAACGCCGCCGAGCACAAGGTCGGCTCGAGCGGCGTTAATGAGGTCGGTCAATTCCCCGTCGTGGACGGTGGAGGAAAGTCTCACGCTATGGCGGACGGAGGCGAGATATTCGTCACCGACTGCCATACTCGAGCCCTCCTATTAAGCCGCCACCTTTGCGAGATGCACGAACGCACCGAAGCCCGCGACCGGCTTGGAGTCGAACACGCAAGCGCCGAGATAGTCGATGCTGTTCGTAGCAAGGCCGGAGTGCTCGGAGCGGACGACGGTAATATCCTGCGAATAGTTGCCGATGATATAGGAGAAGTCGCCGAGATACGCCTCATGTGCGGCGAGAGAGCCGGTAAAGTAGACCTCCGCGCCCATGATGTAATACTTGCCGTTTGCGAACTCGATAACGTTGTTCTTGCTCTTGTTCATCAGCGGGAAGAAGTCGGAGAAGAACGTCGCCTTGTTCATGCACCAAACGGCGTTACGCTCGTAACCGTCGCCGAGCAAGCCGTAGAGCGCGATAACGTTCTCCTCGGTGAGAGAGGCCGTCTTACCTACGGTAATCTGGTCGGTGCCGTCGGTGTACGCGCCGCTCGCACCCTTACCGGCAGTCTTAACGCCGCCGGGCTGATTTGTACCCGTGCCGGTGAAAATGTACTTTTCAATGCGGCGGGCGACGGCCTCGGCGATAACCTCGACGATATAGCTCTCGAACGCGGAAAGCGCCATCTCGGAGCAAGCGCGGGAGGCTTTGACGAGCTTCACGATTTCGTAGCCGGTCAGAGAGACGGAGCCGAGGGAGTCGCTCGCGGCGGTAATGGCGGCGTTTTCGGTGTGGAGCGCGGCCTCGTCGTTCGTACCCTCGATAGCGAACTTGAAATTGCCGGGGACGTGGAAAATCTTGCATCTCTGCAAAATCGGCGCGACCTCGTACATTTTCTTGATAATCTGGTTAGCGGTCGTCTCCGGGATAATGGGGAGGCCGGAGCCGGACGCGGTAGAATAAGCGCGCTTTTCGTCGTCGGTCAGCGGCTTACCCTGCAAGGTCTTGAGCCATGCAGAACGATAGAGCACGTCGGAGTTCTCCGGCGCGGGCTGGTTGGCGGAACGGGCGACGGGATTAGCGAGGCCAGCGGGAGAGGCCGGAGCCGCGCCGCCGTTGAGCATACGCTCGATAGCCTGTCTCTTTTCGAGCTTCTCGTCCTCCTCGTTGAGCTCGCGGAGCTCTTTCTCGAGGTCGTCCATGTTGAGCTTGTTCTCGGTATCGCCCTCAATGAGCTTACGGATTTCAGCTTTTCGGGCGGCGATTTCTGCGCGTCTCTTTTCGATGTTCATAATTTACCTCCAAAAAATGATAGTCGTTGTGTGGGCTGTTAGTATGTCAAAGCTACGAGTTTCTTCCGTCTCCGGGCTTGCTCCAAAGCCGCAAGCTCTTTCGAGTGCTCCTCCTCGAAAAAGCTCCGAGCCGAAATAGACGTGTCATTATAGGCGGGAATGTCCACCGCCGACACGTCGTATAGCTTCTTGACCTTTGTGATAGTGCGGGTATGGGTAACGGAGTCGTATTTCGCCTCGCGCACCGTGAAAGAAAAGGACATTTTATCGACGTACCCGCCGTCGATTTCCTCGTAAAGCTCGCGCCCGGCGGTCGTGCCGCCGAGGTCTGCCTCGATGTTTACGCCGCGCTCGTCGATATTGAGGGCGAGCGTTTTGTTACGGAGACGGGCGACGACCTTTCCGCCGTGGTTGTAGTTGAAAATCACGTCGGACATATCGCACTCGTCGAAAGCGTGACGGTCGATAATTTCCTTGTACTCCACGCCGTCGCACTCCCATAGCACCGTGGGCGTATTGAATACGATAGCCGTACCGCGTACCCTGTACTCCGGCGAGTTCTCCTCCCGGGGGACGAGGCTAAAGTCCTGCAAAGCGCGATATTCGCGCCCCTGTTTGATAGCCATAGCGTTAAACCTCCTCTTTGCCCGTCGGCTCCCCGGGCGGCGTAGTGTCGTCCGGCGGGGTATTGCCTCCGCCGCCGTCCGTGCCGGTTTGATATTTGTCCGCGAGTTTCGCATTTACCATGTTGAGGGTCTGCACCCGGCGCGCGCCCTCCTCGCCGCCGATAGTCGGCATATCGAACATAGTCAAGATTTGGTCGAGCGTCGCCGCGCCGATTTCCGTCAAGAACTTTGCCGCCGTGACCTTTTCCGGGAGCGTCGCAAACTGGACGGAGTTCGCGGAAAAGACGATACGGTTTCCGTACCCGAACTCTCGCTCGGTAAAGAGCACGTTCGAGAACGCTTGCGAGAGGCGGCGAAAAAACGGGGCGATTTCGCCGCTATAAAAAGCCTGTTCCTGTTGCGGAGTCGCGGTATTCTCGACGATTTCTTTCGACACGCCGAGATAGTCGTAAATCTCCTCTTTGACGTATGCGAGTTGTGTCGCCGGGATAGGAGTCGTCTTGTCCGTGATAGGCGTATAGTCGTATTTCGCGTCCGTGACGATAACGCCCGCTCCGTTGTTCTCCATGCGGAGATTGTCCCGGATAAAGTCGTCGCGGCGGCGGTTTAAGTCCTCCGTCTTGACGGCGTTCGAGACTTTCAGAATACCCCGGATAACCGCGACGAGCTCGGCGAACTTGCTCATGCTCTGATTGAGCGTGTTCGCAGTCTTGAGCGCGGTATCGAGAGGCTTGTTGCCGTCGCCGAAAATATCGTGCTCGAGGAAATGCCGCCGGACGTGGATAACTCGGGAATATTCGCAAATGTACGTTGCGCCGGTCGCAAAGGTAAACCGGCAATAGAGCGTACCCATGTACTCGAGGAGCTCGAAATACTGCGCGTTGATAGGATAGATAGCCGTTAAACGGCCTGTTTCATCGAAAACCGGGTACGCTATCGCGTTGTTATAAACCTTGTATTGCGCGGCGAGCTTGTAATAAAAGTCCGCCGCCGTCATGTACGGATTAGGCCGGAACTGCAAAATGCGGTCGATATAGTCGTTTACCGCGACCGTCGTCTCCGCCGACTGCCGGACGTGGCGCGGCTGTGCGGTCGAGGCTCGGCGGGCGAAAGCGTCCACGGCGGAACGTACCGTGTTAATATCCCACATATTGCCGGAATACGGTACGAAAGTAGACTCCCACGAGCTCAAGAGCTTGTATGCGTGGAAATCCTTGTTTTTCTCGCTCTTGCCCCCGAAAATAGATTGAAAGAGCCCTCTCTTTGCCATTTTTTCACCCCACTAAATACATATAGTCCTCATAATCCCGCACATAGATAACCCACGCATTGAGGAGAGATACCATGCCGTCGATACGGCGCTTTTCGGAAATCTTGACGGGCTGAATGTTGTTGACTCCGCTTTTCTTAACGCCTGTATTCGTGAGGCACCAAAGCAAAACGGGATTTTTGTTGTAATTGACTTTCTTATCGGCGAGAGCCGCTCCGAGCTCCCTCATAGGTTGCGACCATGTAAAAGTCCCCTGTGCGACGGCGCACATATCGAAGCCGTTCGCTTTCATTTCGTCCACCCAATAACCGGCGAGAGCGCGGTCGTATCCGATTTTGAAAGCGTCTATCTTGAGCTCGTCCCGCATTTGGCAGTACCACGCCGTCACCGCCGAATAATCGACGCGAGTACCCTCGCATATCGTGACGAGCCCCCGCTCCGCCCAAATCTTATAGGGCGCTTCTTGCGTGTTGTGCTCGTCGAGCTGGTCGATTTTCTTTTGAGGGAGGAAATAGTGCTGAAAAACGTACACGATTTCATCGTCGGACGAGCGCCGGATAATCAGCGTCGCGCACGTTAGGTCGGTCGTCGCGGAGAGGTCGCACCCGCCGATAGCGTAGGTGTTATAGACCTCCTCGGGCTTGAATGTGGCCTCGTTTACTGCGTCCTCATAGGAGAGCCACGAGGCCGCGCCGGTCGCCTTTACGTTAAAGTCCTTGCAGAGAACGCCGGGCAAGTCCTCTGGATTTTTCTTTGCTCGCTCTACGAAGTCGGCGAGCGTGGTATATTGCTTTATCGTCCCGAGGCCGGGATTTGCCTTTATCCACGCCGTCGGGTCTGTCCACTCCTCGCGCTTGTCGAGCTCGTAGAGCACGGGGAGGAAACGCTCGTCGGGAGTCTGCCCGTCGGCTACCTCGCAAGCGTAGCCGTAAAGGTTATCGAAAACGGACTCGCGCACCGTGCCGGACGTGGTAATCATAATCACGAGCGGCTGTCGGCGGCTCGAGGTCGATTGCTTCATAACCTCGTAGAGATTGCGGTCGCGGATAGCGTGGAGCTCGTCGATAATGACGGCGTGAGAGTTTAGGCCGTCGAGGGTATTCGAGTCCGAGGCCAACGCCTCGAACTTGGAGGCCGTCGCCGGAAAGTAAATGTCGTTGCGGCGCTTTTTGAGAATGGCGGAGAGCTCGGGGCTCTGCTTCACCATGTTTACGGCCTCTGTGAGCGTCTTTTTCGCTTGGTCTTTCTTGGTCGCTACGGAGTAAATCTCCGCCGCGCCCTCGTAGTCTGCGACGAGCATATAGAGCGCGAGAGCCGCGAGGAGCGTACTCTTGCCGTTCTTTCGCCCTACAAGAAAGAGTGTCTCTCGAAAGCGCCGGTATCCCGTCGCCCTCTCGAGCCACCCGAAAAGGAGTTGTATAAATGCTTTTTGGAAAAGCTCGAGCGTCAGAGACTCGCCGAGCGTTCCTTGAGACTGCTTGCAAAACCGCTCGACGAAGATAATCGGCCTTTCGCCGACGGCCTCGTCGAAGTAATACGGCGAGTTCTCGTCCGCCGCGTCCATTTCCGCCACGAGGCGACCGTACACGGCTTTTACCCGTCGGCTCGTGACGATTTCGCCGGAGGAAATCCGCTCCCAATATTCCCGGACGTAGTTCACTACTTGCCCGACCGGGCGGCGGGCTTTGTGATAAAGCTCATAAGCTCGTCACCCGCCGATTTCTTTTCTTTCTCCGGGAGCAACGCGACGAGTTGGTTTGTGAGAGCGGAAAAGGATTTAATCGTCGTGTTGTAGGCACGGAGAGCCGGAGACTCCCGGCGGAGCTTTTGCGCCCCCTGTACGAAATCCTCTATCAAATCGCCGTTGTTGATTTCGTCGGCGAGGCGTTCCAATGTGACGGAGGTCACGGCAAATTGATTGATAAGTCCCTCGGCAAACTGCCGCTTTTCGGGAGGCATTTCTCGGAAAAGCCGTTTAATTTTCTTCTTTTTCGCCTCGATTTTTTCAGAAATCGAAAGCTCGTCGTAGCTTTTTTTATTTGCCGCCATATAATGAGTAAACCTCCCTCCGCCCCGGTTTTACCCCCCCTCATGTGCGCGCCCGGGTCGGTTCTTCCGAGGATTGAGGCGCGGTTACTTACCGGGTATCTATTTCGGCGCACCCCGGGGGGTATGTGGCGCTGTGATAATATTTCCGTCTGCATCGAAAGCGAGGCCGTCGGCAAGCGGCGGCGTTCCCTCGTGTATCAATGCGTGACACGTCCGGCAAACTGTCTCGAGGTTATCCTCGCCGAGCGCGATTGCCGGGTCGTCGATGTTTCTCGGCGTGAGCTCTATCTTGTGATGCACGATAACGCCGGGCTCGCCACAATGGACGCATAGCCCCGCGTCGCGCTTGAGAATATACGCTCGTGTGCGTCTCCATGCCGGAGACTCGTAAAACGCTTTTGCAAACTCTCTCATGCTCTCCGCCTCCGAGTGGATAAAGAGAACGCCTCGCGCATAAAGCGCGGGGCGCACGGCGGCGAGGTTTCCCTCGACCTCTCTTTACGCCTCAATGATAGCACGGGGAAAATGCAAGTTTCCATACGGATTTTTTTCGATACATGAGAATAAGTTAGAAAACGCCTCACATAGACGGCATAGCTCCCGCGCCGAAGTAGAGGAGAGCGAAGCGCACGAGCGCCTTGTTACGGAGGTCGTAGAGGCTCGACGTGGACGAATAGCATACGGCCTCCGTGATTTCGTCCTTGCTCTTGCGCTCGATGTACCAAAGCCGGAGGATACGCGCGTCGTCCTCGTCCATCTGCGCGAGCACGTCGTCGATTTCCTCGACCTTATCCCGGGTAACTTGGATTTCCCGCATAACCTCGGCGAGCTCGAGGCAGTCCGCGAGCGCGTCGTTTACAGATTTCGCACCCGTGTACGGTTTAGACATATCCGCCGACGGATACTCCGACGGCGCGTCGTGTCGTAAAATGCGCTCCTTTTTCCGCTCGAGATTGCCTAAAGCCGTCTCGAGCAAGCCGCGAGCGCGGAGAGTTTTCTCCGCCGCCTCGAAATAGTTAATCATTAGCTCGCCCTCCTCGTGCGTTATCGTGGTTTAGGCGCGTTTCCCTCCGTGGCGGTATTCGCGTCCTTTGTTGTACTCATGTTTTGCCATGAGCACGGCCTCAACGTCCACGCCCATATAGGCGAGGTAATCGAGGATGCGGATAATCGCGTCGCAAAGCTCGACGGCGACTCCCTCCGGCTTGCAAGTGCCGGTTTTCTCGTCCTTGTCGCAAGAGCCCTCGAACTCGCAGACTCCGCCCGGGATACCACAGCACCCGTAAATAGCCGGATTGCCGTCGCGCCACTCCTCGAGCGCCTCCGACACTTCCGAATGAATGAGCGCGGCGACCTCGGGAAAGCTCCGAGCCGTCTCCCACCATCCATGCGCGACCGCGTTCTCGTGGACTTCCTTTGCAAACTCGTTTACTGTCATTTTCGTTTCCTCCGTTTCGGTTTTATAAATACACCGTCCCGCCGGTAAAAGCGGGCGACGATATACTTTCCTCCGTTTACGTCGTTGTGCCATGCGCCAGCATCCGCGAGGAAATAGCCCGGATAGAGCTTTTCATACTCGGCGTTGTTGGTCGTGTCCCGGGCGAGCTCCTCGGCGCGTCTGCCGGAGATACGCCCGTCCCGTGTTTTCGGCTCCGGGTCGATAAGATTTTTCGAGGCGTTCCATGCCCGAGTGTAAAGCGGGCTCTTGACGATGTAATGACCGAGCCCGGCGAGGCCGCTCTCTGTGAACTGCAAGCGGCGGGAGTTCGCGTACCCGAGTCCCCATAGCTTTTCGAGCTCGTCTCTATCCATTCCGCCGGATAGCGTGACGTGATGATGATAGCGCCCATTCTTGGAGCCCTTTTCCGTAACGGCTATGTACTTGAGCGGCGGGAGTCCTTGTTTTTTCCGTGCTCTCTGCACCCGGCGGATATAATTCCGTAAAAGTCGTTGCGCCTCCTCCGGGCTCTCCGGCTGTTGCTGATAGGTCAAATGGATTTCGAGGTCGTCCGGCGTAAAGTTCGCGTGGAGGAGACGGACGAGCTTTTCCTCTCTATGCCGCTGATTGAGTTTCGCTTGAGCGGCGGAGGTCGGCTTGCTCCGCTTGCCTCTGCTCCGTCCTTGCCGATAGGTCGGGTAGATATATACGTCGAGATACTCGCCGCAATAATAGCGTTTCTCTCTGTAAACTGTTTTCATGTGATACCCTCCGACGAGAGCTCGTCTATGGTCGGTTTGTTAATATTCCATACGAGCCCGTAAAAACGCGCTTTGCGCTCGATTTTTTGCCCTTGCATACCGTCCCGGAGAGTGCTATAATAATAAAGGTATGAGTAATCGCTCGTCTTTTCCGGGACGAGTCCCCGCCGACGTTCTGCAAAGCGTCGGCGGTTTCTCTTTTTCTGTCCTGCATTGTCAATCCTCCGCGCGGCGGTAAAGTTCTACGAAGTCCGCCACGAAATCGAGGATAACCCGCTTTGCCTCATAATATATAATAGGTAGGAGCAAGAGCATGAACTCGCCGCCGACGGCCTTATAGCCTCGCCACGCGAGCGCCGCGCTCAAGCCCTTTGTGAAAACGACCGCCGTCACGATAAGCACGGCGAGGAACTCCGCCGCCGCGAGGCGTCTTTTCTTTTTATGTCTCATTTTGCCCTCCAATCATGCGGAGCGGGCAGTTTCGGAGGCGCTCTTTTGATACTCTGATACCCCGCGTCGCGTATATCCCTCCGCGAGCCGTGCAAGCTCCATCGTTGTTGTATCCCTGTTTTCCGCCCATGTTTTCGTAATATTTGCAATGCGCACACGCCGTCGGGATTTTTCTCATTTGCGTTATTACGACGACTTTCCCGAGGAGCTCGCTCCCGGACGGCTCCCGGGCGAACTCTTTTCGCGCAGTGTGCTTACACGGATTTCCACAATGCCGCTTGCTACACTCGGTATTTTTCTGCGGGTCGCACTCATATAATTTCTGAAAGCTCATTTTTCGCCCTCCTCGTCCGCCGGGATAGGCGTAAAGCACTCACAACGGAGGACGCGCTCTTTTTCGTCTGCGTGTATCGGGCTCGTGCGGCGGCTGTCCATGCGCTCTATACACGGGATGCAGTAATCGCCGTCTCTGCCCTTGTGCGGGTCGTGTACCTCTCGAATGTTGTCGCATTTCCGGCAATCGAACTCGTACCGCCATTTCGGGAGTTTTGATTTCTTTCGTCTAACCATTCTCCGCCTCCTTGTGGCTTGCTCCCCGGCATTGAGCCGGGGAGCTTTTTAATTCCGAATTTTACAAGTCAAAGCCGGGCGCGACACCAATCGAACGACTCGCGTTGCTGTCGCTGACCGTGCCGACGTAGTACACACGCACGAAGCGCGAGGAGTTGCTCGCACGCGGGGAACGGAGCCACCAAGACCACGTCCCGTCTCCGACGTGTTCTTTCACGCGGTCGCGCTCACGCTTGAAAATCTCAAGTTGAAAGCTGTCCGGCTCCTCGTTCCACCAATTCCCCGCGCCGAAAACGTCGGTCGCGGATGGTATCCATAGCGTATCTGCGTACTCGTAACGCTCGCCGTCGATTTCCTCGGACAAGAAACGAGGCTCGAACGCCTCCGCGAGTTCGTCCGGGAAAAGAGGGAGAATATCCTCTAGGACGTGTCGCCGCCCCTCGCTCTTGAGGTATCTGCCCTTGTTGGTCGGCGTGTCGTTCATGCGCCACTTTTCCGCGAGGCAGTCCTCGAGGACGAAGCGGGCGCGCTTTTCGTTGACATATCCGCCGCAAACGGCGTTGACGCGCTCGCCATTCTTGAGCTCGATAGCGAACTTGTCGCCCGGGTGGACAAGCTCGAGGCCGTTCCCGCTCGAAATGGCCTTTTTGAGCTCTGCGAAAGAGCTTTCCTTGTTCCTTGTGGTAATGAGTTGCATCGTCTTTTCCTCCGTTCAAAAGATTTTACAGAAATAGTGATTGCCGATAATCATATCGAGGCTATCGTTATAGGGCGCGGTCGAGAAATAGACCGTATCCTCCGAAAGAATGTGCTCCCGCTCCTCTATGGCGGTATGCACCGCGAGATATTGCTCCTTGTCCGGCTCCGCCGAGTAGAGGTACGGAGCGGGGGAGAATTGCCATACGTCGCCGTATCTCTGAAATACGACCTCCTCGACCGTATCCGGGAAATAGTCGGAGAGCATACGGTTTAGAACGACCTCGACAACGGCGACTTGTCCGTCGAAGCACTCGCCGCGCGCCTCATGGTAGACGAGGCAAGCGAGGATATAAACGTCCTCGTCGCTGAAATGGAGCTCCGCGTATCTGTTCTCTGACTCCGGCTCTACCGTCGGCTCCTCCGGCGTTTCCTCCGTCGCCTCCGGCCTTGCCGGTGCTATGTATGTCAGCGTTTGCCGTTCCGCCACAAGTGCGCTTGTCCGCTCCGCGACCGGCTCCGGCGCTGTCTCTCGGATGCGGAGCGTCACTATGAGCGCCAACGTAAAGAGGAGAGAGGCGAGGAGGGCGGCTTGCATCCGGCGGCGCTGTCTGCGGCGTTTCCGCCGCTCCTGCCTTGTCATGGCCTACCGGCCTCCGGCGTATCCTCTGCGAGTACGATATACTCGCACTCCCGGGCGATTGCCGTCCACCGAACGCCCCACGCACGGGCGGCGGCGTGTACTGCCTCGTATTTGTTCACGCCGTTTACGGTGAGCTCGCCGTATTCCTTGTGACGGACGAGGTATAATTTCGTCGTCCCGGCAAAGCGCGGGCGGTATCCCGCCGGTGCTGATTGCTCGTGCTTCATTCTGCTACCCTCCCGTCGATAAGCCGAAAGCTCTCTCGGATAGTCACGGGCTCGCGTCTGCCTACGTCAAACTCGAGGACGCAATATCGCCCGCCGGGATGAACGTAGACGACCGTCCTGGGGATTGCTTTCGGCTTGCCGTCCTTGCCCGGAACGTCGAATGTCGCGGGCTTTACCGTGATGCGGTCGCCGAGCTTAATCATTCGACCACCTCCGGCGCGTCTGCCGCCTCTGCGGGCTTGTCCGCCGCCGGAGCCGTCTTATTGTTCGCCGCTCGGAGGAAAGCGTCTCGGAGCATATTCACGAGCGGGGAGGCCGTCGTCGGAGTCGCCGGAGCATCCGCTTTCGGCTTGTCCATATCCGCCCGCTCGACGAAGCCGCATAAAATCGCCGCCGAGACTACCTCACCAACGAAGCCGCCGACCTCGCTCTCGGCGAGTGTCTGCGTCCTCGTGCGGACTTTGAAAGCGCCGGTCTTGAAATCAAAGACGACATACGCCCGCTTTCCCTCCGGCGGCTCGATTTTAACCGCCGCCGCGTCCGCGATAACTTCCTCCGGGCTCGGTACGGTGTAACCGGCCTTTTTCAGAGTGTCCAGTTGCGCCGCGTCGAGGGCGAACGCCTCGCCGCCGAGTTTCTTTGAATAGAGCTTTTTCATTCGTTTACCTCCGTTCTGTATCTCGTGCTAAAATCGCCCGGCTTGTAAAGCTCGCAACGCTCCATATCCGGGCGGCGTACCTTTTCGCGTTGCGTTTTGCTACGTTCGACCATGCAACAATAGCCGTTGCCGTCTTTCTTGTATCTGTCAAGCCATTTGCACCCGTGGCAATTCATATTTAGCCCTCTTCGCTGATAACGGCGATTTTTGCAAGGGCGGACGTTTGCGCCCATTCCTCGGCGAGAATACGGGAACTCCGCTCGAACTCTTGCGAGAGCGCGGCGAAAGCGTCCTCGTTCCTATCCTTGACCGCGCTCCACATTTCCTTGTGGACTTTCTCAATGTCTGTGTGCATCTGCTTTGTGCGCTCGATGCACTCTTTCAGCTCCGCCCATGCCTCACGGTCAGAGGCAAAGCCTCTCCCGCGTTCCTCCATCGTGCCGGAGACGGCCTCCGCGACGGCGGCTTGTAGATTTCCCATTAGCTTAACCCTCGAACTCACATTATCCATTTGAATGCCTCCTCGTTATTTCTTCCGGCGAGCGTAACCCGCCGCCGATTTTCGGACACCATGCCGGGATATACGGCTCAAACCGCTTTACGCCGACTATGTAGCCTCTGCATTTGCCCGGGGCGAAGCACCGATACGCAAAAGCGTCCTTTGTCCACGGCTCCGCTACGATGTGCTCGCACCCCTCACAAGTGCGTGAATAGTCCGCGCCGCTCATATTTTCGAGCCTTTCGCGCAATACCCGTTGCAATCATAAATCGGCCGTTTCTGCTTAATTCGTTCTCCGCATTTCAAGCAAGAGCCGTCCTCGCAACGGAGGCAATTATCCGTTCCCCTCCATCTGCAATACGAGCATACGCAAGCGTCGCAAGGGCTTTCTTTCCTCATTCCGCTACCTCCGCCGCCGGGAGGCCGAGCCACCATAGCGGATTGTCCCGCTCCGGGCGGCGGCAGTCGTCGCAATCCGCCGCCGAGCACGAGGAGCAATAGAGCCGGTGAAAAGCATCGTCCCACGGCGTTTCAATCGCCGGGATAGAGCCGAGGAACGCCGCAAGCGCCTCCGGGCTCGCCGTGATACTCTGGTAGTTGTTCATGCTCACGCCTCCAAATCCCGCAGTATTTTGCGGAGGTCTGCGTCGAGCTCTCTCCAAAACTGCGCGTTGTCGGCGGCGTGGATATATTTCGGGGAGCCGTCCTCTTTCTTTTCCTCTGCGAGCTTCTCCCATGCCTCCGCCTCGCCCTCGCGGGTCTTGGTCGTCATAAGGATATAAAGGGAGAGTTTGGAGCACTGTTCCGCCGTTAGTGTCTTTCCGTTCATGGTATGAGTAACCTCCTTTTTTACTGTGCCGCTTTCCGACGGCCTCTATTTCGGTACGACCGATTTACTCGAGCCTCCGCTACCGCCGCGCTATACCCTTGACGAAAGCGGGAGTCCGTTTCCCCGGTCTTGCCTCGCTCGAGCTCGCGGTATATGGTCGCTTGGCACTTGCCGACGCGCTCGGCAATCTCGCCCGGCTTTGCGCCCTTTGCGTACATTTCCTCGATAATCCGCCGCTCCTCGAGCTTTAAGCACTCGTATTTCATAACCTCGCCTCCGTTTCTGCGTAAAAAAATAAGTGCGTCGGAGCTTATTAGCTCTTTCGCACTTAATGATAAACGCCACATTCTATGAAAATTCTCGTATTTTATGTTGACAAACAGTACTTCAATATGGTAATATTATTCTTGCGTTTGAGAGTTAGACGTGAACTCATTATCCGGAGAGATGGCCGAGCGGTTGAAGGCACCGGTCTTGAAAACCGGCGATGTGAAAGCATCCGTGGGTTCGAATCCCACTCTCTCCGCCAACTGAATTTTTCCATCGACCTGCGGAAGTACCCAAGAGGCCGAAGGGGCTCCCCTGCTAAGGGAGTAGGGCGTGTAAAAAGCGCCGCGGAGGTTCAAATCCTCTCTTCCGCGCCAAGAAAAGCAAGAGAAAACATTGCGTTTTCCCTTGCTTTTTCTTTTATATCGTCTTGTTTTGCTAAGAAAAGTTCAATTCTTGCATTTCAGAAAATGCCTTTACCCCTAAGTTTACCCCAATTGGATTTTTTACCCCTAAAAACTGCGGAAAGAAGCTCCACCGGCTGGCTGACTGGTGGAGCTTTCTTTTATGCCTTTTTCAGCTTTTCATAATATGACTGCGTTCTTGCTGCGGTGTCCTTCATCATCTGTTCGGACGTGTGAGCATAGACGTTCAACGTGAAGCTCGCAGTGGCGTGTCCCATGAAGTCCTGCACACTTTTGATGTCCGCACCGCTGGCAATCATCACTGTGGCCGCTGTGTGTCGCAGATCATGCACACGAGCATCCGGGCGTCCGATGCTTGCAGCGATTTTCTTAAAATATTTGTAGAAGGTATGAATGGCAAGATGCGCACCCATTTCATCGGTAAAGACAAGGTTGTCGCTGTTCTTCCAGAGCTTACCGCCTTTGAGCTTGTTTTGCGCCTGCCGACGCTTTTCATCCCGAAGATATTCAAAGCAGAGCGGGGGCGGCTCGATCGTGCGCGGCTTGCCGCTCTTGGTGGTGTCGGCAATGTAGTAAGCGCCGTTCTTTTTCTTCTCACGCTGTAGCTGCTGACTGACGGTGATACGCCCTTTTTCAAAGTCGACCTGTGACCACGGGAGACCGAGCAATTCTCCCTCACGCAGACCGGCAAGCAGACAGACGGCAAGCGCGTTTCGATAAGGACTGTCCTCGATTGCTTCAAGGAACTTCGGAATGTCCTCATCACGCAGCGGCGCTATTTCGCGCTGTACCACCTTCGGCTGCTCTGCGGCGTCACAGGGGTTACTTACAATGATCCCCTGTTTCAATGCAACAGAGAGCGCCTTATGCAGTACGGCAGCGCAGTTCTTGACGGTCTTTCCGCTCAGCCCCTTCTTGGTCATGGCGTTATAAACCTTCTGGACGTGTGCGCCGCGCAGAGCTTGCAGCTCGATAGCGCCGATCTGAGGCTTGATGTAATTCTTTATACAAGCCTGATAGTGGAGGTATGTTGTCGGTTTGATCTTATTGGCGGCAAAGGTATCGAGCCATTCGTCAAGCCATTGCGCGACTGTCGTTTTTTGCGGTGTCAGATATGTACCGCGGTCGATTTCACGGAGAATGGCCGTCATCTGCTTGCGCACGGCGGCTTGCGTCTCACCGTAGATGCTGCGGCGGATCGGCTTTCCTGTGCCTGGGTCATTGCCGACGGTCACACGGGCTTCCCATCGACCGTCAGGCCGCTGCCGGATGCTACCGGCACCCGACGCGGCGCGCGTATTTGCTTTTCTTGGCATTGCTTTTTCCTCCTGCATTTGTTATGATTGGAGGGCAGTAGGCTTTCCGTTTGCTGCCCCTTATAACCGTCCTCGGTGCTGCAACACCGAGGGCGGTTTTTTACTTTTGTGTGCCTCGCTTGATCTTCTCAGCGGCATTGACGCCTTTGACAAATTTTTCGGCGCGTTTGACGGTGTTGCGCCCAATGTTATGCTCTTTTGCAATGGTTTCAGCTGTATCGCCTTTAATCAAAAGCCCATTTTGGGCCTTTGATTTTCTATCTCCGCCTACAGTCATTTTCTGCGCCTCGTACTGCCGACCGATCAAGTATGTCTTCTGTGCGCCTATTAGATTATTTACTCCATAGTTAAATGTTTATTTTTTGATTTTCTTTTTTTGAAAGAGTTCAACCAAGTTATGTATTGCGCCTCAATCTTAGGATCACTCTTTAATTTCTCTCGCCACTCTGCAGCCTCATTTGTGAACGCAAACAATGCTTGCTGCGCCTGGCCTTGTGTTGACGGCGGAGCTTCTTTTGCACGTCTTGCCATCATGGTATAGATGCTATGATAAATCCGTGCGGTTTCATTTCCCTTTTCTCGCAAAAGTTGCTTTTTATATTTTGCAGCTTGTTTGCAATTCATGTTGGGATATTCTTTACTACGGCGAATGCAATACTTTTCGTCAGCTTTTTTGGGAATAAACAGCTTTCCGCAATTTGCACAACGCTTTATTGTATAGCCATTTGTTGCGAGATAATGTAATTCAGCAACACATAATTGTTCAATAACCTCGCGAGTTAAACCACGAACAAAAAAACAACGATATAGATCACAAGTGATCTCTTTCCCGTTGTCATTCTGTTTAGCAATTCCGTGAAATGGAACTTCAAATCCATAAGAAATAACAATGTCTTCAAACATCTTCAAATCTAATGCTTTGTCACCTTTAATTTTTTCATCAAAGATTCTTTGGAACATTGATTGACACATTTTGGCAGCAGGTAAATTTACATCATATTTAAATTCTTCTGCGCCCCAATAAACATGATTTACTTCGGGCGAATCTTTTCCAAAGTCATCATAACTAATTTCTAAGTCGGAGATAAATGATAATAACGGATATCCGAGTTCAACAATTTTATATGATTTTTTCTCGGCCACACTTATTAAACACTCTTTATCGTAGCCACGCCAAAACTGTAATGTAATCATCTAATCCCCCACAAAGTTGATTCCCTTGTTATATAAAAAACGAGAAATAAACAAATAAACACAAAATTGCTTTCTTTCTAGTATTATATACTCAGAAAGCAACGATGTCAAGTTTGTTGTTGCTGTCATTACAGTATGGGGGTGAAATAAATGAGCAATGAAGCACTCCGGCGATTTGCTGCTGGGAACGGTGTGAAGCTCTGGCAGGTGGCCGAAGCACTCGGAATCGCAGATACCAGCCTTTCGCGAAAGATGCGGAAGGAGCTACCGCCAGACGAAAAAGAAAGAATCGTCAGAATCATTCGAGAGCTTTCGCAGGAGGTGGTTTGATGGCGACGCTTGAACCTATCGCGGTCACAGAGAAACAAAAAATCTTTGAAATCATTCGGGAAATTTCTGCTGAGATGTAAGGGGTTAACGGCTCTTTATATTTAGATAATGTGTTGTCATTGTGTAAAATCCCGTGCTATGTTGTTTGGTACAGACAGGAGGCGATTTTTGTGGGACTTGAAACAGAGAAACTTTTTTTGCGTCCGTCTAAGGCCGCACAGCTTGTGGACACAAGCAGGCAAACGCTCTACGCTTGGATGCGGCTGCCGGGATTCCCTGTATACCGGATTGGGGGCAGCACTCTTATCGCTGCCGATGAGCTTGTCGAGTGGATCAAGACACAGGGGCGGTGAGCGGGTGACATATCTCGATCTTTTGAACTCGTTCCATCAATGGCAGAAGAGCAATTATCTGCCAGGAAATGCAAGGCTACTCTATTACGGGTTACTTGCCGTTTTCAATGAAGCGCGATGGCCGGAGCAGGTACAGATCGATAACTTCCGGCTCATGTCTATGCTCGACACGCGAACGGAGAGGGTAGCAATCGCGGCGAGGGATAGCCTTGTTGCTGCTGGCCTAATTGAATATAGCCGGGGAAAAAAGCGTTCTCCAAACACTTATCGGCTAAAATATACCCCTCAAAAAGTCAGTGAAAATGGCAGTGAATCAGGCAGTGTTTTTGACAGTGAAACGGTAAGTACATCGAGCAGTGTATCAGTATCGAAAACAGTCAGTCATATAAAAGAAAAAGATAAAGATGTTTCTTTTGTTCCGCCTCCCGCCGGAACGAAGAGATCGAAGAAGGTTTTTGAGCACGACTCTCTTCCATATCGCGCTGCGCGCTGGCTCGCGGATCAGATTGAAGGTCGCTTACCAAACTGCACGGCGCATTCAGAAACGACCTTGCAGAATTGGGCGGCGGACTTCGACAAGTGCCATCGACTGGATGGGCACAGCTGGGAGGACATCGATAAGGTTTTACAGTTTTCACAGTTTGATTCGTTCTGGCAAAGCAACATCCTGTCAGGGGGCAAATTCAGAAAACAATACACGCAGCTCCTGGCAAAAATGGGGGGTGGCGGCACGTGATGCAGGACACTTCTTCTCTTGAATATTCCTTGACTGCGACGGTCTGTCTTGAATCGCAGCAGGTCTTGAAACTTCGGCAGCTTGTGAGCACGGACGATTTTTCCATTCCGGCCTGCGCTACAGTTTTTGGCGCTGCGGACAGCGCTGTATCACGGGGCAAAGCGTTTGATGCGAACATCGCCGCTGACGGTCTTCGCGGGCTTGTGGATGCCCCTCGTAAGTTCCTCGCCGAGTGCATCGACGTGACGCCTACCGTGGCACACGCGGAGGAATATGCCCGCCTGTTACATACCAGAGCCGCGGAGAAGCGGCTAAGAGATGGTGTGCTTGCGGCACTCGATGAAGGGAATCCGGCAACAGCGATTGCCGAACTCTGCAAGGCGTTTCTCCTTGACAATGCAGGCGGACGACTGAAAAGCGTCTCGCAGGCCCTTACAGAGACCTTGCAGAGCCTTTCAGTGCAGGAGCAGGCCCGTATCGATACGGGATTCCCAAAATTGGATAGCATTTTGAAGGGGTTCGAGGGGGGACAGCTCATCATCGTCGGTGCTCGCCCAGGGGTCGGCAAGTCTGCTTTTCTGCTCGACCTTGCAGAAAGTGCAGCTCGAGCCGGAAACGAGACGCTTTTCGTCTCGCTGGAAATGAATGCTTCCGAGTTGACCGAGCGCTTGCTTGTGCGCCGCAGTATGGCGACGATGGATGAACTGATTGACCGCGATTTGACTGATGAGCTATGGGACGATATCGCGGCGGCGTCTAACCGCCTTGAACGTCTTCCTCTTCATTTTTGGGACAGGCCCGCGGCAACAGTGAGTAAAGTTCGAGGTGCAGCGGCGACCATTCAAAACCTGCGATTGATCGTCATCGACTATCTCGGCCTGATGCAGGCCGAGCGCCGTGCGGACAGCCGAAATCTTGAGCTCGGACAGATCAGCCGCGACTTAAAAAACCTTGCTTCCGAGCTGCAAATCCCCATCGTTGCGGCGGCACAACTTAACCGTGGTGTCAACGATACCGAGCGCCCGACCCTGCTTTCTTTGCGCGATAGCGGAGAGTTGGAGCAGAACGGCTCAAAAGTATTGTTCCTCTGGAAGATCGATGAGTTCGGGACAGTTGGGGTGTCCGTTGCGAAAAACCGCCGCGGTCGTCAAGGCGTTGTGCAGATGAACTTTGACGGCGCACATCAAAAATTCACCGAGCTTTCGGAGCCGTACCGCGAGCCAGAGAAAAAACGCCGGGGCGGATTTTTGGAGGGTGGCACATGAATATCTGAGGAGAGAAGAAAGAAAAGATGGTCAAAATTCAAATTTTATGGCGGAGGATTTATGACTATCTTGGAAGCGTACAGCATTCTAAAATCAACCAAACCCGCGCGCTGTGAGCGTGAGCGCTATCGCCAGCGTGACGAAATACAGCACCGTGTAATTCCGCTTTTGCCTGCTGATGATCGAGATAAGTTTGAGCGGGCAATGAACCGTCATTTTCGATTATAAAAAAAGCTCTCCCCAAATAGGGAGAGCGGCTCTTGCGGTGAATCCGATTTGTCGATTCTGATTTTACCACAGGAGGAGCGGATATGCAAGCAAAACCACTTGCCACAAATCTTGGCGAACAGGCAAACAAAATTGCAGTGTCAGTGCAGTCCGGTGACGGTGATGTATTGGCCTTGTGGGGGATGTGCCGCCGATATGCTATGCAGCAGGCTACACGGTGGCTCAGAGCGTTTGAGAGCAGCGGCGGTGTCGAATTAGACGACCTTGAACAAAGTGCGTTTATCGGGCTTCTAAAAGCCGTGCAGACATGGAAGCCGGAAAGCGGTGCATTCTCCACTTGGTACACCATCCAGCTAAAGGCGGTATTTGTAGAGGTTTACGGGATGAGGACGAAACGAACGCGCGAAGACCCGCTCAATAAATATCATTTATCGCTCGATACGCCACTGGATGAGAACGAAGACGGCAGCTTTACTATCGCCGATATTTTACCGGATGAAAGAGCAGAGGCAGAATTTGAGGACATCGAACAACGAGACTTTCAACAGGCTGTGCAAGCGGCACTTGCACAACTGCCAAATGCACAGCGCGAGGCCATCATCGGTGAATTCTGGTTCGGGCGAAAGCCTGATGCAAAGGCGCGGCGGGAAGCAATACGAGCCCTGCGGCACCCGCGTATCCGCAAACCGCTGATGGAGTATTACTAATAAAAAACACTGAAACGTCAGATAAAGCAGAGCCGGAAAGGGGGCTTTTCAAACTTTGTCAAAGAAAATTCGAGATGAGACCATTATTGACGCGCTTTTGATCTCCGCGACAGTGCGGAGCGCGGCGGCAAAGCTCGAGATCAACGAGCAGACGATCTATCGCCGAAAACGAGACCCTGAGTTTATGCAGAAGTATAACGAGGCACGGCGCGAGCGAACCGAAGCGGCGCGTAACGTATTGCAGGAGCGGGCACATGCTGCTGCGGATACGCTGGCAACGATCATGCAGGATGCAGACGCGCCCGCACAGACCCGCGTAAGCGCCGCAGCAGAGATTTTACGACAGAACGTGAAATATACGGAGATCACAGACATCATGCAGCAGCTTGACGAGCTTGAAGCATGGCGAAGGGAGCAGGAAAACCGATGAGGAAGAATTATGACATTCGCCTTGCGGCGCTGCGGGAATATCTCAAATCGCTGTCAGCCGATGAAACTACTTTTATTGTCGAGGGCGGCGCAGAGTATCACACAAAAGAAGATCCTTTTAACTACCTGATGCAGCACGGCGCAGTTACTCACGACGGGCGGCGCATTGTCCTTTATCCGCACCCAGTAGAGGGCATAGACGGGCTTAGCTTGAGCCTTTACCAGCTTATTGACGAAGCCATTGAGCGCGGCAAGCTGGAATTGCCGGAATTGGAGAGTGACGAACTATGAACAGCAGTATTAAAGCCCGCCTTGCCTCTTTACAGGCGATTGCAGCGCAGAAGCAAGAGGGCGTAGCTATTATGACCCTGCTTGAAAATGGCGCGTGGGCGGCTTGCAGAGCGCCGCAAAGCCCCGCAAAGGTATTTCAGACGCAGGAGGCAGCACGAGATTATTTATCAGACTGCGAAAGCGTTATCATCATCGACCTTTAAGAAAATCAGCGCAACAGCGCATAAAACAGAAAGGAATTTTGATATGAATTTTGAAGCCAACATTGAAACCGCTGATAGCGTAAAGGAAAAGGTCAAGGCCGCTTTCGGCTTTGATCTGAGAAGTGCCCTTGACCTTGTGAAACGCAGCGACTATGACACGGACGAGCAGTATTTGGACGCTTGCGCCCGCGCCGAGTTGGAACGCAGCAGCCCCGAATACAGAGCAGCCAGAAGCCGCCTTAAAGCTGAATACCATGCACGGCAAGAGGAACAGGAGCGCAAGGCACAGAGCGAAAACTATAAAGCAATCCGCAGCAGCGTGAGCCTTGACAGCGTAGACAAGCACAATATCGATGAAGAAGCCGCCGCACTTGCCCGCCGCGATCTTTCCGCAAATCGTATTGCCGCGTCCGATCTGGGCGCGACCATTGAGAAGTACGCGGCAGAGCTGACGGAAAAAGCAAAGGACAGTAAGGCCAGCAGCGCTCTTTTCAATGCTATGCTGCGCGGTCAACTGTAAGGAAAGGAGAACACACCATGAGCCAGTTTAACATTTACGCCCGAAAGCTCGATACAGCTTTCAAAGAAGCCCGCAGCGAATACAACACCGCTTTCCGCGCACTCCAAGAGGCGCAGCAGGCCAGCCGTGACGCTAACGCATGGAAGCCCGGAGACAGCGCCGAGGAAAAGCAGGTTAGAACAACCCGCGCAGCGCTAAAGCTGCATGACGCAGAAGCCACTTTTAACGAGGTGAGCGCCCGCGTTTGGGACAACTTCAAGGCCACGCGCCGCACGATCCGCGCAGAGCTGGAACAGGCAGTACGCGCCGCCAATATTGCAAACCCTGACGCAATCGACAACAACGCCCTTGAGCTGATGAAAACCGGCGTTCTTTCCCCGGCTGATTACTCCGCGTTCATGGAGCGTTTCGACAGCAACCCCACCATGCTAAAGTTAGTGGGTCACTACGCAGCCGAAGCCGCAAAAGCAGCGGACGACCGCAAGCAGGCCGCAGCCCTTAACGCTATCGCTCTTGACTGCCAGAGCGGGGAGGGCGCAGTCATGCGGGCATGGGATAGCATTTCGGCAATTTCTGACAGTTGCGGCGACGGGGACGGCTACCGGCGCAAATCGCCCGGTGTAATTGTCAGCATGAGCGAAAAATGGGACGATCTCGCGGGCGAGGCCGTGGAGAACTTCTGATTTTCGATAAGCGGCAGAGATCAACATTCTGAATACGAAGCTTCCTGAAAACAAATTTAAGGAGAGATAAATATGGAACTTAGTTTTGCGAACGGTGTGCAGGAATACACCGTGCACGGCGTTAAGGGCGATGTGATCATTCGATTCAACCCGACTGACGGCGCATTTATCCAGCGTCTTTACAACGCGTTTGACACACTGGACAAGAAGCAGGAGAAATACGCAGATGAGGTGCAGAAGTGCGGCGACCGCGTTGAGATTTTCAACATTGCCGACCGCCGCGACAAGGAGATGCGCGAGATTATCGACGGCCTTTTTGAAGAGCCGGTGTGTGACAGCATCTTTGGCAGCATGAACCTCTACGCGATGGCGGACGGCCTGCATGTGTGGACAAATTTCCTGCTTGCGCTGATGGATGAGACGGACAGCGCCTTTGCTCGTGAGCAGAAAGCCACGAATCCGCGCATTCAGAAGTACACGGCAAAGTATCGCCGATGAATTGGGGCTTGCCTGCCTCCGTCGAGATCGGCGGAGTGAGTTATGAGATACGCACAGATTTTCGCGTAATTCTCGATATCTTCGTAATGCTGAGTGATCCTGATTTGAGCGGCACTGACCGCGCAGAGGGCATCTTGCAGATGTTCTATGTCTCGCCTGAGGATATCCCGCCGCAGCATTTGCAGGAAGCTGTAGACCGTTTTACATGGTTCCAGAACGGCGGCAAAGAGCAGGATAAGAAGAAATCGCCGAAGTTGGTCGATTGGGAGCAGGATTATCCTTTGATTCTCCCTCCCATCAACCGAGTATTCGGACAAGATATCCGCGGAATCCCTTATGATGCGGAGACCAACACCGGGGGCGTCCATTGGTGGACGTTCCTCGGTGCGTATAACGATCTCGGGGACTGCACCTTTGCTCAGGTCGTGCGCATCAGAGACAAAAAAGCACGAGGAAAGACGCTCGAAAAGGACGAACGCGAATGGTATCGCCGCAACAGCGACCTCGTGAACATAAAAAATAAGCTCAGCCAGGAAGAAGAGACCACCATTTCGACTTGGTTGAAATTGGGGAAGGAGTGATTAAATGGCAAATGCTGACGGCAGCGTGATCTTCTCGTGCGACTTGGATTCGACCAAAGCACAGAAGAAACTGAGCAAGCTGCGTGACGAGATATCCGAACTGAACAGCAAGCTTGAAAAGGAAACGGGCAATAAGCTGAACCTTGAAAAGCAGCTCGACGCCGCATCTCAGGCAGCGAAAGCTACTGAGGAACGCGTGAAGATGCTGCGAAAGGAAGTCGAACGGCTGAATGATCGCGAGTGGATCCAAAAGCAGGGCTTTACACAGAACGAGTATCAGACGCAAGTGCTCGACCGCCGCGCCGCTGCGGAGGCGGAGCTCAAACAGCAGGAAGCGCTTTTGCACACGCAGACGAAGGAGGTCAAAACGCTTTCGGCTGCTTACGAAGAGACGACCGCCAACATCGACAGCATGACGGTAAAGCTCGACAAAGCAAAGGTCGCTGCCGGTGAGTTGATCGCTAATACGGAGCAGGAACGCAGGGAGCGCGAGGCGGAGAATTCCGCGCTTGCCAAAGCGGGCCAGTATGCCGCGCGTTTCAGAGATCAGGTCAAGAGTTTAGCGCGCTCTATGCTTGTATTCTCAGTCATCACGGCGGCGCTCATGGCGCTGCGCAAGCAGATCAAGGCGGCTATTGCGACCAGCGCAGAGGCATCCGACGCTTTTGCCCGCCTCAAAGGTGCGCTGCTGACGCTGGCCGCGCCTTTGATGGACGTACTCATTCCGGCGCTGACGTGGCTAATGAATCTGCTTGCGGCCATTGTGTCGGAGATCGTGACGATCATTTCGATTCTGAGCGGTAAGTCAAAGAAGAGCATGGAGGCATCGGGCAAAAACCTCTACAAAGAAGCTGCCGCCATTGACGCGACCGGCAAGGCGGCAAAGGAAGCGACAGACGCGCTCGCGGCGTTCGATGAGATCAACAAACTCAGCACGACAACGTCCGTTGGCGGCGGTGGCGGCGGAGCATCCGCCATTGCGCCGGACTTTGATTTTGACGAAGGCCCCATGATGGAAAAGCTCGACAAGGTGTTCCAGAAGATCAATGATATCTTTAAAACCATCCGCGCAGGGATTGAGATCGTCGTGGATGACCTAAAATGGAGCTTTGACAAGAAAGTTATCCCCAAGAGCAAGGCAACATGGCTGACCGTTTTAACGGCGCTGCTCGGTGCAACACTCGGCGCGGCGTTCGGCGGCATCACGGGCGGCGTCATCGGTTTATCCCTCGGTGTGCTGCTGGGGCTGTACCTTGTGGGCCTTGACCCCGAAACATGGAAAACGGAGATGGACGCAGAGGATGCGTGGATCGTGGTCATCACGGCTTTGCTCGGTGCGCTGCTCGGCAGTGTGTTTCTTGGCATCACCGGCGGCGTGGCCGGTTTCAGCCTGGGTGCGATTCTCGGCCTCTATCTCACCGGCTTTGCAGAGGGGGACGAGGAACACGGCGGCAAATCACAGCTTCTTTCTGAGTTGATTGTCGTGCTGTGCGCGCTGCTTGGTGCAGTCATCGGCTCTATCGTGACGCCGGGCGTCGGTACAGTCGTCGGCATGGGATTAGGCCTGATTCTTGGACTGAGCATTTACAGCGTCCGCAAAGACCCGAAGAAGGGCACGCAGCGGCTTGTCAGCATCGGGCGCAGCGTACTTCTTGGACTGCTGGCCGGTGTTCTTGGCGTTGGCCTTGCAGCGCTGGGAATCGTCAGCGCCGGTACTGCATTTATTATCTCGGCGGCGATCGGCCTTGCGCTGAAATTCTTCGTCGACAGTGTGGACGATTCCAAAGTCAGAAAGGCAACGTCCGGCTTTACCGGCACGCGCGTATCAACAAAGGCCCCAACGCGCCGCCGTCGGGTGGCGGCGCAGAGCTTAGACGGCAATGCGCCTGTGTACAACGATATCCCGCAGCTCGCACATGGCGCGGTCATCCCACCGAACAAAGAATTTCTTGCTGTACTGGGCGACCAGAAGAGCGGAACGAACATCGAAACGCCGCTTGCAACGATGGTTGACGCATTTAAGCAGGCTATGGCGGAATCGGGTGGCGGTGCAACTACGGTCGTTATCCAGCTCGACGGTAAGGAGATTGCACGTAGCACCGTAAAGAACATCAACAACATGACGCGCGCAGCCGGTAAGCCCGTGCTGCTGTACTAACAGGAAAGGAGACTGCAAATGTTTATCTTCGGCTATGATATCGTGCTCGACCGTCTGGAACGAGTGATCCACCAGCTTGTGGAGCTGCAGACGGCGGAATAACAGGAAATTGAGGCAGTAGATGAGAACAAAAAGCAATTCTGAACACCCGCTTTGCGAGCTTAGTAAAGAAGAGATCGCGGAACTTTTTGCGAACCTCGAGCCTATTGAACTTCCGGATGGGCCGCTCACAAACGAGGGAGAACCGTGCGTAATCACAACTTGCACATTGACAGTAGAAGAACTTGGACTCAAGAACCATGCAAAGCGAGGAAAGGTTTGCTCAGAGTAAAGAAGAGGACTGCACCGTTTTGTGCAGTCCTCTTTAATTATGTTAGTGCCTTAACAAATTCAAGCATCTCGGTTACATCTTTGTCGGGAAGCATCATAACTTTTCGGATAATCTCTTCTTTCAACTCCTGCAAATCTAATTGCTCAGTTGTGTGTACCTGCTCGCTCATCTGTTTTCACCTTCTTTCCGAAAAGCTCACGTTCGCGCTCGACGGTCATGGTAGCGCCTATGAGCAGCACCTTTCCGACCGGCGTTTGCACGGCCGGATAGAATCTATCGTTATCGTTCATAGTGTGACCTCCATGCTTTGCATCAGCTCTTTGACGGATACGCCGGACAGATCGGCGACGAAGGAAAAGTGCGTCCCATGCTGACGGTACACGGCCCCGCAGGTCGGGCAAATATGCACCGTGGCGGCGTTCATAAGCGGTGTATTACAGCGGGCGCAGTATAGAAGATTCATGCGCTTGCCCCCTTACCTGTCAGAAGTTTAATTGCATCTGCATCGTCGAGATCATAAGTTGCGGATCGCATTTCTTTCTGGGCGTGTTCCCTTGCTTTTTCGGCGTCTGCCGTCAGTTGAGCGCGTTTCGCTGTTTCTAAAAAGCACTGCACGCCCGGTGCGTCATAGTGCCCGAGCATCAAGTGATAGTCGCGGATGGCGTTTGCCATTCTATCGTAGACAGAATACAGGATGCGACCAATGAATTCTAAGTCTCTCGATTCGATATTTTTTCGCTCCCTATCAGAAAAATACTGCTCCCAAATATCATAGATCAAGTCTGATCCGTTTTCGAAAGCGGTAAACATGTCGAGCGTTGCATTGTCGACAGTTAGGCGCTCATGTGCGGTAAGCTCAGATAAATAACTCATATTTCCTCCTTGTTTTCTTGGCGGGAGGTCGGTATAATACCGATACCGGCCTCCCTGTGGTGGTTGGTGGTGGCTCCGTGTCTTGCTTTGGTCGGCTGGGACATGGAGCCTTTCTCATGCGATGCTATCTTGATTTTCCGTAGCAGCGGAATGAGAATCAAGCGATTGTTGATCGTTTAATTGCTGACTTAGTAAAGTATCAATCATGTTACAGACTTCCTGTTTTTGCGCATCATTGAGCGTTTTATAAAGTTCTGCTACTAGCTGGGTTTGTGCATCCATTTTGTGACCTCCTTGTCAATCCTCCTGTGGTGGTTGGTGGCTCTCTGCATCCGGCTTTGGTCGGCGGTGATGCAGAGGGCTTTTTCTTTTCCTCCTTACGTGTGCTATTATAGTTCACTTATTAAGTGAATGCAAGAGAGCAGTTTCTACAAAAGTTTACTTGTTAATATGTCTATAATGTTCACTTGTTAAGTGCTTGCGGAGGGAGTATAATAAAATTGATTAGAAGGGAGTGGTGCATATATCGCCGCAGAAATATACGGAGGCCCGTAAAGAGGGCAATAGGAAATGGGATACTGCGAATCTTGATCGCGTGTCCGTTGCTATGCCGAAAGGCAAGAAAGATATTATCAAAGCCCACGCAGAAGCCCGCAGCGAGAGCGTAAACGGCTTTATCAACCGAGCCATAGACGAAGCCATAGAGCGCGACGAAAGCGCTCCTGCGGCGTCTGACAGGCATTTATAGGACGTTTGCAAGATGGCATAGCGTATAAACACTATAAAACAACAAACCACAACATAAGCACACTGCTCAAACCATAAATTTCAGGAGGTTTGCTTATGCAGTATTCACTTTCTACTTTGAAGAAAAAGGCCAATGATGCCGGTTATTCGTTCCAGGAAGGTTATCAGCGGTATAACCGAAAGGGCTGGGGCTATGTCCCTGCAACTGATGGAGATCGTGTTGTAGGATATCAGATTTTTGACTATCAGTCAGGCTTTCTGGTATATCCCTCATACAACGATATTCACGATCACGCTTTGGAGCTTGAAGAAGCGGTTACGCTTCTAAAGGAGCTTTGCGCGGCCCGTGGTGTCACGTTCTGATTTTCGCCGCTAAAGAATACTGAAAGCTATGCCATTGCAAAATAGAAGATCGGCGTTTTGAGCGGTGGCGTCGATCTGACTAAAAGCGAAGAGCGGAGGGTGATTCCTCCGCTCTTGCTGCATATATTGTGGGGATGTCTTAAAGGTCGGATTTGAAATCCGAGCCTTTCGGTGCATTGAGGGCTTCATTTGAAATGAGACCCTTGCAACCGTCCAGATCAGGCGCTCACTGCGCCGATTTGGAATCCGGGCAGTGAAGCTCGCTTCGATTTGAAATCGAGGCGAGCGATGCTAAGCGTAGACGGAACCGTTCAGAAACAGCCTGAGCACGTTTAAGCATGTCTGCGGTAAAAAATTGTGAGTTTTCATTGACAAAGAAGGGCGAGAATGCATATACTTCAAGTAGGCAGCAACGTGATTGTCTGCCGTGACGTTGAAGCAAGTGATGGGGTCAGCATCCGTACACTTGTGGAGTCTTGTATTAGGGTTAAGCGGTTTCCACAGGCTGATGTAGGGTTAAACCCGAAAGAAAACGCTGTTCTGCAGCACTTTGGCTAAAATGCTTGTACGCTTTTTCAAATTCTGTGCAGCCCGCGAATTGCAAACCGCAATATTTAGGCTATAATAATATTAACAGGACCCCCCGCACCTCTCCACGGCAACGTGTGATGTGTCCCAGGGGGGACATTTTATATCTGGGAGGAATCTGCTGTGGAGCTGAAGCCTGCGACGACATACGACGAACAGTTGAAATTGCTTCAAGAGCGGCATTGCGAGATCGTAGATCCAGCGTTTTGTAAAACAGTTCTACAGCATATAAACTACTATCGTTTTACAGCGTACTTCCTGCCGTTTAGAACTGCTGATGGAATGTATCGAGATGGGACAAGCTTTCACAGAGTATTTAGAATATACGAGTTCGACCGGAAAATGCGGCGGGTTTTGTTCTCAGCGGTCGAGCAGGTAGAGTTATATCTGCGGACACAGTTTGCTTATTTTTACGCACACAAGTACGGCCCTCTCGGCTATATGGATGCGTCAAATTACGGGTCCAACCACGATCATGCACGCTTTCGGAAGCTGTTTGAATCAGAAGTACAACACAACAAAACAGTTCCATTTGTGAAGCACCACTGTGAAAAATATGAGGGCAATTTCCCTATATGGGTCGCTACGGAACTTTTTTCGTTTGGGATGCTGTCTTTCTTTTACCGCGATTTAAAGACGGCAGATAAAAAGGAGATTGCAAGGGACCTGTATAAAACCACTTATGGCAATCTCGATAGCTGGCTGCGCTGCTGTACAGATCTGCGCAATATCTGCGCGCATTACGGGCGTTTGTACTATCGTGTCTTTTCTGCGGTACCGGCCACGCCAAAGGGATTTCCTGTCGTGCTACAACGCAGCCTTTTTGATAACATCGTGATGCTGAAATTTTTGTACCCGGACAGAGACAGATGGAACAGTGAAGTTCTGAGCGCCATAATAGCGCTTTTAGAAGAGTACGCTGGAGATATTGAGCTGTCTCATATCGGATTCCCTGATAATTGGGAAGAACTTTTGAGAGCCAAATAAGGGAAGAATTAAGCCTGATTTTGACCCCTAAGTTTACCCCAAACAGCTTTTACAAGGCTTTACAGCATTTTACGCCAAAATCCGGAAAGCCTTGAAAACACAGGGATTTCTTTACGCGCATTTACAGCATTTTACACCTACTATCGAATTCAAATCCTCTCTTCCGCGCCAAGTAAAAACCTTGAAGCCATAACGGTTTCAAGGTTTTTCTTGTTTTTGGTAAAAACGTTTTTGCTTCGGTTTGGAATAGTTCCTTCCGTGGGCTACATTGTGGGCGACATAGTAGTTTACTTCACCGATTTTGTTCTACAGTTGACGCTATTGTTTATGATTTTATCCTGGGCAGAAGATAGCAGCTCGTCCCACGAAATAGACTCTGTAGAATATCGGCAATGGTTACTGCATGTCCAAAACACTTTAGCCTTTGGTTGACCTCTTGCATAAAACGCTTTTGATTTTCCGGCGAGAGGCGGCTAAAGTCCTTTTGGAGTTCCAATCCTGATTTAGAAAGTTTTGCCATAAATTTCTCATATTGTCCTTGATCTGCAGTCATGCGACACCTCCGTACTCCTTTAGTGTGTTCTGCGCTCCCATAAAATCATAGCACGCCTTCTATGGACTGGAAAGGCAGTATCGAATTTACAAACAAGTTCTGAACGAAAAGACAGCATTTCTTCTCGATGATTTTCCATTTTTCTGTTACACTACGGTTATCAAAATTTACGGAGAAAGACT